CGGGGTAGTCGTGGTGCTCATGTAGGCGCCATCCCTAAGCACGGTGCCTGGCATGATCCGCTCAGGCAGCATCCCGGACAGCCCTCGGTACACCGCTGTAGGCGCGGTAGTGGGGCGGGCATGAGCGAACGCTGCATCCAGGTGGGACACCGACTTGCGCAGCTCACGCTCAGGCGGATAACGGTACCCGTACTCAGACCGGGAGACAGCTTCCCTGTAGCTGGGCGCCCGCAGCAGGTCATTGATAGCGTGGTAGCCAATCTGCTTATAGTCCGCCAGGTCGTAGCGGCTGTCGTCCGGCAAGTCACCGGGCACCCCGATGTGCTCGTGAACCGCCTCACCTTCCAGGCGCTCAAACGGCCGGACCTGCTCCAGCTTTCCGTGCTCGCGGCGCAGGTAACCCCTGACCTCGGCCAGCGCCAGAATCTGCTGGCTGGCCACCACATCCGCCAGCACGCCCCTGGCCAGGGCCATGAGGGCAGCGTCAGCGGATGCGGCGGTCACCTGCAGGAAATCGGGTCAGCCACCGGGCGGGTTATGTGGTGCGTTCCTGTCCTTCCCGGCACCGAACTTGTTCCGGTCTCCCGGCGGCTGATGCGGGGCTCCCTCGTCGCCCTGGCCAGCGGGCAGGTCGTTGTTCCCGGCACTGGTGCGGCCCTTGGCCGGAGACTGAGGAGCCCGGCGATCGTCGCTGGAGCCGCTGCCACCAGGACCCCGGGAGGATGGGTTCCTTGGCAGCTTTAACACCCGGCCTGGATGGATGGCTGGCGGTGGAACGATCTGGCCAGCTGTGGTACCAGGTGCACTGGCTGCTGAACTGTACGCACAGCCGTGAAATAGCCCTGGTGGACTTCCTTGTCAACCACGATCCAGGCCAGGCCGATGGTGCCGGAGGCGGCCAGAACGTACACACAGTTGCTGAGGCCCTCGGTCTCATCGCAGTGCTTGCTCACCATTTCCAGACGGCCACCGGAGACGTTCTCCACCCACAGATCTCCCACCGAATTCTGGTTCTGCAGTGACACCAGATCGCAGTTGGGCGCGGCCAGAACATGGACTGGGGTAGCGGTCTCCCACCGGCCATACGGCTTGCCGTTGACATGGCCTCTCACATCGAAGAACACCTTCCGGCAGTCCCTGGCGTGGTAATCACCCTGGATTACCGTGGTGCCGGGCCTATTGGGCGAGGCCTTGACACAGGCCGGGTAATGGAGGGCCACGATGAAGAATGGGCCGGTGGCTCCTGTCCGTGGCTGATGAGCTGATGCCGTGGCTGCAGGAGCGCCCAGGCCGAGACTCAGGGCAATGGCCAGCATTAACCCGGTGATGGTACGACGGTTCAACGTCGGTTCCTTTCCGTGGGTTGTCGGGAGTCTGACCCACGGAAGGTTATACCGGTTACTTCTTCAGCGCAGCCCCGGTGTCTGCCGCGCTGGCGGCGGCGGACTGGATTCCGTTCATCTGCGCCCAGTGGTTGGCGTAGGGGATCATCGCTCCGATCTCCATGTCCACCTTACGGACATTCATAGGCGCGTCGTCACCGAGCTTACCGTCTACCGCGTCGATGAGCATGTTGGCGCCCCAGCGATGGTGACCGTCAATCACATACCCATCCTTGGTCACCATGATGGGCTCGCTCATCGCCTTGACAGCCTTGGGGTTACCGTGCAGGAAGGCGTTGGCGAACCCGGCCACCTTGGCACCGACCAGCTCGGACTGGGTGGCCTTCAAGTGGCTGGCGGGCATCGTATCGCGGGTGACTGCGATGCCCTTGTCCTTCAGGTGCTGCTCAAACTCGTCCGTTAGGTCGGCAAACTTGTTCGGGCCACCAGCCACCTGTGCCGCGTGCGAACCAGGGGTAGCCATTCCGCTGAATTGAGGCATGTTGATCCGGCGGATGCCCTTGGACTGGGCGGCGAACAGGTTGGTGCCCTTGACGGACAGCCTTCCGAAGTCCCAATCAGGCGCGCCGCCCTTGTTGCCCGTCGCCTCGGTCTCGGCGGCATGCTGGGCAATCGCCTGCATGATGAGAGTCAGCTCGGACGGCCGGTTGAGGCGGACATGCTTGCCCTGGGCGAGCTGGCGGAGCGCCTCCTTGGTGTCGCCCTTCACGTCGATGGGGTCAGCAGCGGTGCCCTCAGCTCCCTCGCGGCCTGACTTGAGCAGATCCTTGATGTCCCCGCTGGGCGGCCCGAACTCGGGATGAATCCGGTCCTCGTGTGGTGGCACCCAGTCCTGGTGCCAGTCCTTCGGGTCGATGTTGAACCCGTGCCGCTGCATGTAGTCCTGCTGCTGCGCGGCCAGCCCGGCCTGAATCCGCTTGGCCTTGACTCCGGCCTTGGGCCTCTGGCCCGTCACCTTCTCCAGCGGGCTCTTGCCTGCAGCGGGCTTTCCAGCTATCTTGGAGGCCGATGCTGCCTGGCGTGCTCCTGCACTGCCAGGCATTGTCTTGCCCGCTGCAGGCGGCTTCGGAGGCTTGGCGAACTTCCAGCCCTTCTTGGCCAGCGCGGGCTTCTGCAGCCCAGTACTGGACTTCATGACAGCCCCGGGCTTGAACGGGGCTCCGGCCTTGCCTGGCACACCTTCCGCATGCAGCCCGTTGCCCAGGTCGTACAGTGCGTTCCCGGTCTGCGGGTGGGTATAGACCCCAGTCACCTTGTGGCCGCCTACCGCGTCCGGGTGTGGCCAATCCTGGCGCCCGGCAGCCCACGCGGCTGCGCCGCTGGCCTTGTACGCGGCCTCGCCAGCGGCGCGGCCTGCTGCCCCGGCGGCAGTTCCAGCCTGAGCGCCCTGGCGCATCTCTCCGTGCGGCCTGACAACCTCTTCCTTGCCCCGGACCACGCGGGTGAACTGCTTGACAGCCACCTCGGCCAGGGCAATCTCCTCGTCCTGCTCGCGGGTGAACTCCAGTACCCGTGCCATCCGGGTCTCGTGAGACTCGGCTGGGTGGCAGGTGAACCCGTCAGGAAGCAGCGAGGACAGAATCAGGGTCGATCCCTGGCTCTGAGCGTAGGCAAGAATCTTGCTCAGGCTCATATCCTTGCCTCCAGCAGGCTCAGGACCGTCGTCCCCCGGCTCGGCCAGGGGGACGTAGCGTAGCTGGCCACCTACCCGGATAGCAATGCAGCCCACTACTTACCTCCAGCCACGAAATGAGCACGAACGCGGCGGGCCAAGTCGGCTGGCACGCCAGCATCAGTCCCAAGACGGAGAGCATTGTCCCCGTGACCACGGATGAGCTGGCCTCCCAGTTCTGCCCATTGCTCCCGGGCAGCCCTGGTTTTCCCTTCTACTTTAGGGCTGAAATGCTCACTGACAGGTAGCTTTCCTAGTTCCTTACTGAGTTTCGTCCACGTCTTAGATCCAGAGCCTTTGGACTCCCGGCCCAGCAGATGATCGTACGCATGCATAAACTCGTGGCCCAGTGCTTCCGTGTCTCCGCTGGCAACATGGACCTCCGGATACCGGGTGAATCCGTTTATCGTGTAGCTAGGGTCAGACAGGTCCACTGTTGTCAGGACTGGTCCCTGAGAAGTGAGCTTATGTAGCGGAATACTGCTGCCAGGATGAACATGAATGCGCCACCCTGCCCCAGCTACCAAGTCCTGCAACGTACGCAGAATCTCCTCCAGGTTGTTCCTGACGGCCTGCATTTCACCCGGATGGGCCCCCTCGCTGACAAGCCGTATACGATCGTAAGAGCGGACCAGAACTTCACGCCCGTGCTCCAGGCGCTCATAGCCCCGGACACCAGCCAGCGCCAGAACCCTGTCCAGGCTCACACCTGCCTCCAGGTATTTCCCTCGTCCAGGTAACCGTGCCAGCCATCGTCAGACTGTCCTGTCTCGTCTCCCCTGACAAGATTACTGATAGAAGGCTGAATCTCCAGCGACCCGTCCGGGCATTCCCGGTAAGTGTGTGGTGGGAAGCAAACGTGCTGGACGCTTCTGGCTTGCGGCGGCACGCCCTCATCGCGGGCGTTGGGCTTGAGGAAGAAGCACGCCTCCAGCTCACCCGTATAGCCCTTAACCGGGCCAAAGTAATCACCGGGCTGCTCAATCTCCGCCATTGACGCAACACGGCGGGCAGGGCTCAGCACGGTCACGCTGAGGCCCCTTCCAGCTCAGGCTCGGGTGCATTCCGGGACAGCTCCATGAGGTGGTCCAGAAGCTGGCCTGCACTGGCCTGCACCTGCTGGAACTGGTCTGGCATGAGGTTCGGCGGGATACCGGACGGGCTCCCAGAGCCTCCAGGCGGCCCTCCCTGCTGACCGCCTGGGCCTCCCTGGCCCATGTCCTGGCCGAACTGGCCCGGCTGCTGCAGCGGCTGCGGAACGCCGTTGATGCCCATGGTGGTCTGGCCCTCACCGTACTGCTGCTCCAGCAGATCCTGCTGCTTCTTGCGGTCGGCCTTGATCTTGTCGTAGTCGATGTTCAGGCCCAGGTCGTCCGACATCCGGGACTCCAGCTCAACCATGAAGTCCGGGGAGACGTTGGCCTGCTGCCCGGCGGCGGCCAGCTGGGTGAAGATCTCCTGGATGGCGGCACGCTGCTCGGCGGTCAGCTCGCCCCACTTGAACTCCGGGTAGTTCCCGGAACCGAAGTTCCAGTCGATGAATCTGGGGATCAGATCGTGGTTGATGGTCTGGGCCATGTCCTCCAGGAAAGACTCCAGCATCATCATGAAGGTCACGTCGGACTGCTTGCCGAAGTCCACCAGCGTGGAGTCTCCCTCGCCACCGCCCTGGGCGTCATCGAACCAGGCAGCCAGGACACTCTTGGACATCTGGCTGTTGTGGTGGTTGACCCAGCCAAGGAAGTCGAACGCGGACCCACTGTCCTGCAGGACATTGACCTGCCAGTCCGAGCTGGGCACCGCGATGTACTGGGCCAGGCCCAGATCCGCCAGGGCCTTGATGAAGTTGGCCTTGTCATTGACATTCGGGTTCGGCGGCATAGTGCCTACCCGCATTCCCACAGCCTTGCGCTGGGCAGCCAGGTGAGCGATGTAGTACAGCTTCACCTTTTTGTCGTAATGGTAGTAGGCGGCCTCAAACATAGAAACGCCGTAGAAGGGACGCTCAGCTTCTTCGTTGGCGAAGTAAAGAAAAGTCTCTCTCGGGATCTTTACGTCAATTGTGCGGCCCTGGAAAAACGTGCGCTGACGCGCGCCGTTAATGCTGCCCTGACCATCCAGCAGGAACGTCAGTGTTTCACTCGGCCGCCAGCCAATCTCGCGCAGCGTGTACTTCCCCTTGAGCGGGCCGGTCTTTGGCTGCCAGGGGACCAGCTCCCAGGCCGAGAACCCGTTGAACAAGGACAGCAGCATCTGCTTGACGAACCGCTTGAACGGGTAGACCATGCCGCCAGCTGCTGGGGGCAGGAAGAACATATCGTGGATGAACTGGCTTTCCTTGGTGCCGCCTACCTTTCCGTCCGGGGGCACAATGGAGCAGTTCTTCAGTGCTGCGAGCGCGGGCATGGTCAGCAGCCGGTACAGCGCTCGGGCCTGGCCGTCCATCCGCAGCATGCTCTTGAGCTGGCGGACACTGGGACCGCCTTCTTCGCGGAATACTTCACATTAAGTAACCACGAGTCACGGTATGGAGTTGCGAATGGTAGGTAATACGGACATTACTGACATAACGGAACTCCGACCGCAAAGTTCTGTTCCTCGTCCTGCGGACGTGGGCGGAGACCTAGAGGTTCGTCGTCAAGGACATACCCCTCCTGGCCGAATCCCTGGCTTGTCACACCCATTCCGCCTGGCGGGCTAGAACCCATGCCTGCTTGCGGTGTACCGGGAGTCGTCATCGGGCATCACCTCCTCTCCTTCGCAGGAGGGACGATGCCCTCGGCAGGAACTTGCGTGCGCTCCTAACCCAATCGGCCTTCTCCACGTAGCTGCACAAGCACTTCCTCAGGGATCTCCTGCCACCGGTGCTCCGGACGCGGAGTATGACAGCTATGGCACAGCGTCACAAGCCAGCGCGGGTCGTTGACCGGATGCAGCCTCCAGGGGATGGTGTGGTGGACATGCAGGCCCTCTCCCGAGAACCGCACGAGCCCACAGTCCTGGCACGTATACCCGTCTCGCTCCAGCACACCCTGCCTTACTTCGGGCCAGTCCGCCCCACGGCCTCCCAGGCCAACGCCGCCCGCCCAGCGATAGTGCTTCTCGCCACTAGGTGCCCAGCGGACAATGCCTCACCGGAGAGCTTGCGTGCTTACCGTGACCAGCTTGTGACCTGTTATCTCAGCTACTTCCGCAAGCGACAGCGACATGTTCCCCAGAACCGCAAGCTGCTCAGGCGTCCAGATTGGCTTACAGCGAATCT